TGTGTTCGATCTCCACATTGAGCACACAATCGTTATCAAGCAGTGTTTGTTGTCCACCCAGCAGTATGTCGTATTCACTGCCTTGTGTGTCTATCTTTATTAGATCGACCTCTGTGAAGTTGTAATCATCTAATTTTTTGATTTCTAAAAATGACTCTTCGACTTTTTCCTCGAATACCTGTTCCCTAAAGAAACTATGTCCACCGGAAGTAGTCAATGATTTGTAGAATGTTTTTTTCTCTTGCTTTGAACCTAAACCCACTTTATGTAGGTTGTAGTTTTTTTTGTCTTTTAGATTTGCCTCAAGGCACTCTATGTTAGAAGCATCAGGCTCAAATATTTCTACCTCATTAAATTTTTCACAGAAGTCCCTGCTCCAGAACCCGATGTTGCCGCCTATGTCGATCGCTCTTCTGAACTGTTTTACTCTTGCTAAGGCATACTCTCGCTGTAGCCTTTGGTATTCTTTTTCGTTGTTGGTCACCATCCACTCTTCGTAGTGCTGGTCGTACTCGGGTAAGAACCAGTTATATACTTTTTTCATTATTGTTCTTCGTCGGAATGTAACTCGTTAAGCAGTTGTCTTAGTTTTCCACCTTCTACGGTGGCCTTGACTTTGCCTATAGTATCACCTTTGGTTGGATCTGGCACATCATCCCGAGCGTCCTTTGGTGTACCATCGCCCGTGACCTTAGATGTCTTCTTGAGATTGTCGTAAATGGTACTTCTCTGTTTGTCAAATTGTTTGTATTCTGGGTCCTCCGCTAGATCTCTAATTCTTAGACTGTCCACATCAAATTCTAAGTCCACCTTCTGTCCAACACCCGAACTTGATCTAGTCTTCATAAACTGTATTTGATATCTGCCACGTTCCTTCATTGCCCGTGATGTGAATATACCTATGACATTATCTGCTGTCTGTATCTTAGATAGTCCTCCTGATATGTGGCTGTGATCAAACTCTATTTCTTCAACACTGGCTCTGTTTAACTGCGATGCTGTTGCTAATACACATTGTTTCTCTACAACCAAGTTACGCAGTTCCTCCGAAACATATTTGTCTTTGATGAACAAGTCTGCTGGTGATATCTTCTTGCTCTTTGGCATCATGAGATCCAAGTAATCTATCAAGATACAATCGATCTTCTTTTTGGTTTTGAGTTCTAGTTCCTTGAGATATGTTCTCACGTCCAACACGTTGCTACCGCTTGGCAGGTATTTGATTTGTAGTAGTCCGGATTTCTTTGCCATCATCTTGACCTTCATCTCCACGTTGTCTATCTCCGGAAACACCTTACGTGTAGGTATGTTGGTCATCATGGCATCCAGCCTCATGGCTGTAAGTTGTTCACTCAACTCGAAAGATATGTAACACACGTTCAGACCAGCAGTGGCCCAGTTCACCGCAAGATTCTGCAAGAACAAACTCTTACCTGCGCCTGATCCACCTGCAAATATGTTTAGTTCTCCACGGTTGAAACCGCCAAACAGTTTCTTGTCTAGGTTGGCCCAGCCAGTACTGATCTGTCCGTTATTGTCCTTGAGGGCTGTCAGTCTTCCCTTGGGATCCTCGAAATAGTCCGTACCAAGGTCTCTGGTCAGTCCCACGCTGACCGCTTCCTTGACCATGTCCTCCACTGGGGCATAATCGCCTTTCTCTAGTAGGTCCGCTGATTGAAGTATTGCGTGTTCTAATGCCTTGTGCCTCGAGAATGTTTCAAACTCGTCCAGCAACCAGTTGAAGTGGCTTGGATCTAGATCCTTGGCCGACTTCAGTTTGATGTCGTGCTTAGCGTTGACCTGTTCCACGTCCGGCATGACCTTGTACTCGTCCATGTAGTCCTTGACGAACTTGGCTATGGGTTGCAGTTTACGGTCAAACGATTCTGGTTTGAATATGTTCTGTGCCCTAGCGAAAGATTCCGCATCTGCCAGTAGCATCTCTATATAAAGTTTCTGTACATCAAATGTGTATTCGGCCATACATCTTTCTCTTCAAGTCTATTTTAAGTTTACTAGATTCTGTAGTTTTCAATATTGATTGTATAGTAAACAGTCTACCATATTTTAACACAGCATCCGCCACATCGCCAACCGTTTTGTCCCATTCTGGAAATGCCACACTCCACCCAAACTCCGTAGCCTGGTCTACCAATTTCTGCCCTGGTGCGTCTCTGTCAGGTACCACTATAACCTGCCTGCCCAGTCCGTCTATCAATTCCTTTTGTGTTTCGTTTACCTCAGAACCTAGTATGCTCACACCAGAAACGGCTATGGCGTCAAATGGTCCTTCAGTGACCAACACGAATTTCCTCATCCAGTCCTGTGCGTCCATATTGAACACGTATCCCGGCCACACATCGGTGTAATACTTCACGGCCCTGGACTCTTCAAACACCCGACCCGTGTAACCGACCACTTCTCCTTTCCAGTAGAACGGGATCAACAGTCTCTGATGTATGTCCCACATCTTGTCTGGCGAATACATGAAGTCATACCAGTCTGCTCCAATGCCCCTGCCTTCTAGATATTTCAACAATCCGTCTATCTTCTTCCATTGTGGCTCCGTTAGGTCATTGGCCACATACTTCTCCAACCACACGTCCAGTTTGTGTGTGTTCTTGGGTAAGGATTTCTTTTTGAAAGTTACAAATTTCTTCTTCTCATACTTGGCGTCACTCTCTTCTTCACGTATGGCCTCTATGGCCAGTTTCTTGATGGTGTCTTCGGGTATGCCTATGTAGCCCATGAACTGCCGCATCTTGTAGGTCAACTTGCGTCCAATCACGTAACTGGTCTTGAATCCACAGTTGAAACAGTGATAACTGATGGTGCCGTCGGCACTTGTCATGATGCCACCACGCTTCTTCTTGTCCGCAGTCTCTCCATTGTACACACAGCAGGGTGCGTTGAAACTGATCCACCCACTGGGTGTCTTCTTCCGGTTCGCAGGTAGGCTAGTCAGAATTGTGTTCTGGATCAGGTTCATAAACTATATTTTACTGTCTGTAGAGTATTTTGTCAATCAGGCCGGTATTACCTGTGTCGTTGCCCCAAGTGAATCTAATGTTGTGGAACACACCCGTGAAGTTGTAGTTGGTGACTGAGGTGGAGTTGGTAAATGTGTTGGTGGGACTTGCTTCACCATCCATGGTAATGTCAAACCAATCACCAGAGCCCGGAGTTGAACTCATGGTTCCCTGTACCCGCATGCTTCCTGAGAAGTTCTTGGTGTACACTGCGATGGTGTGTAGTGCCTTGTTATTGTTAATTCCAGGTCTGGCATCTATAGAGCCTGATGTGTTTGTTAAAGGTCCTTGTGCTGATGTAAAACTGGTAATTTCCGTGCTAGCCACAAATTCCGGATATGCGCCATCTAACAGCTCTATGGTACCGGCGGCCGCGTATCCTGTGTCGGCGTATGTGACTTCTCTACTGCCGTCTGATTTAACTTCCTTTACAGAGAAGTTGTAGAACTTGGCATCCAATGGCAACAAGTCACCTTCTGTGATCGTACAGCTCGCATCGCCTTTCGTGCTCACTGTAGATCCGTCGTCCAATATAGTCAGTGTCTTGGTCAACACCGCTTTTTTGGTCTCTGTATCAATCATGTTAAATTCGTAGGTCTTTGCTGTGATGTCTTGCGCCTTCTGGTCCTCGTTCTTGAACGTGAAAGTTATGGGATTGTTCACACCCCTGTGCAGTGTTAATCGCCTATCGTACACCTTTGAGTTCCTTCCGTGATAACCATTTATGTAGGCTATTACCAATTGATCTAGTAAATACCTTGATACTGTTTGCATAGTACATATTTAACAGTATTTATAGATATAGAATGAACGAAATTTTTAACACATTAAGGGATAAATTCCCTTTCCTGAGCCTGATCCGAAAGGGCGATCTGGAGTACGTGGGCATAATACAGAACGAGGACACCAACGTGATCAGTTTCTATGATTACGGTAGATTGATGCTACCACAGGACAAGATGAGATACCTTAAATGTGGCGAGACCTGGTGGCACGAGTCCAATCGTAAACTGCCCATTAACATATTCCTCAAAGGTGAGTTCAAGTATTTCAGGACCACACTAGTCACTTTGAACTCTAAGGATGTTGAGATAGTGCATGGACCAACTGTGAGACTTTCTGATATCTCAAAGAAACGCGTCAAGCGTAGGACAATCCAATTGGTCCGCAAACCAGTCTAGTTCTTCTCAGTACAGTTTATTCCATTGACTCTTTCCACGTACTTGGTCAATGGATTGTTGGCTTGGTATGATCCGAGCTCGGAGCGAGTTGGACTGCGATGTTTTTTACTAGGATGTTTGGGTATCTTTTTTTTAGGTTTTTGATGTAGCATCAAAACTATATTTAGCTCTCGTAATGAGATTCATCTGTACCACTATGGCCTGTGCATAGGCTATAGCGTGTGACTTCTTGAAGAAGTATGAGCCGTCTGTGGGTCTAGTCCACACTTCCTTCATTATGTCCTGCCAGTCTTTGTACATCAACTGCCTCTTGGCGGGACGTATTATGGCCAACACTGCGGCCAGTTGTTCGATATTCTTTGGCTCTAACTTTGACACTATATTGAAGTGTCCATTTAGGTGGAAAAGGTTCTCCACGGTCTTTGGATCCTTCAGCATGTCCCAATCTGGCTCCTGTATCATTAGTTCTACCAGTTCCTGCTCTGACTTGACTTCTTTGTATATGTTCACGTTCAACATGTCTATCTTGAAATATCCTCTGTCCTCGGCCTTCTTGTAATCTAACGATGAGTTTCCAGTCACTGGGTGTTCAGGAACAGCATGGAAGTAAACTCCCGTCTTGTGTTTTTCGGTCTTGCCATCTTTGATCATCGATGCCGGTGTGTGTTTGAAAAGTTTCAGCACCCCGTCCCTGTCGAAGAAGTCTATATCTACATCAGGCATTAGTGCATACTCCCTTTGCCTTTTTCAGCATGTTGTATCATCTTGTCACGTGATCCCGGCTGTAAAACTTCTAGTACGTCTAACAGTTTCCTGTATCCTTCTGAATCAAGAACATTCCTGTTGATGTCTGGCATAATCACCCTTCCTATTGATCCGTCTTCTTTGATTACCACCGCACAGTCCCCGTCTTCGAAATCCAAATTGTCCGCTATCTCTAGATCAATCTTAGACAATCTTGGCCTCCCTAGCCGTCTCCTGAACCAACAATAGGTCTGCTGGATAGCTCTTGATCTTGCTTGGCCAGAAACTTGGGTTTATGAATCTCTCTATCATCTGTAGTTGCTCGTCGTTAAATGATTTTAACATTTTCTTTCCTGCACTGCAACCTAACAGTAGCCATGGACTTATCGCACCTTGTTGTATGTGTTGCACTGCTCGATTGGTGTTGACCAATCTGAAGTAGTCACTCCACTGTGCGTTCTGTTCGTTAGCCCAGTCCATCATTGTCGCTATGCTACGTTGCAAGGCCGATTCTACCGGCTCTGACTTCAAAGTTTCTATCAGGTACTCCTCATATAGATCATCTCTAGCCCAGTGGTCTAGTTTGATCTTTGATCGTAGCACATAGTCTATGTACTTGTCTGGATACAATGGGTTGATATGCATGATGTATCTGCCAAACTTAACGAACGCATTGTAGTATGCGCTCTTGACAAAATCATCGTATGTCTTAGGTTTGGAGTTGTGTTGGTGTATCTGATAAAATCTCTGGAACACCATGAATGCGTTGACCACCCACTTCTCATCTCGTTGTAGATATCTGCGTTTGGGTTCACACAGGTGTACCTGCAAGGTTCTTTCCTTAGCGAACTCCTTGCCACAGTATGTGCATTTATTCGTTGATGCCATGCTCTTCAAGTAGTTCCTCTAGTTCTCGATCAGTTAATATTTTGTCTAGTGCTTCTAAATCATCTATGTGCCATTGTGGATATATTTTTGATAATTTTTCTAAACTTTTATTTGTAACTCTCTTCATGGGTTTAATAAATGGATGAAACTGCTGTTGCAGAGAACCACACATAGAAGTTAATATCCAAGATAATTTTTTATGATTTTTGTACCATGATAGCTCTTTCATGTTTTTATTAACACATTCATTGATCATCTCCACGTAATGTTCCACGTAGAAACGATCCTTGGAAGAACAGCTCGATACATACCTCATCAGCATGTAAGGTGAATACAATGACTGCTCCTTGTCGTCTATCCTGTCAAAGTAGTCTTTGTTCCTAAAGTCCACGGCCTTAAGACCATTCCTCAAATCAAAAAATTTTCTATTTTTTTCTGCTGGCATATTTTAATCCAAACATCGTACATTCTTTTGCTGTTACGAATGTTAATTTTATTTTATTATGCATGTGTTGTAAACCTGAAAGTTTGAATTTATTCTCCTTCATGAAGTCAAAGAAGTCATGCATCCAATCCTCATTCATCCACACAGCAATCTTGTTGCTAGTTATTATTACAGGCGCATCTATCGTGATTGTTCGCCTACCAGACTGAGCCATAATCAACCTGCTCGCACTGCCTGGATATGTCCTTGACGAAATAGGCACACATGGGTCTACGTCCATTGGTCAATGGAACTGCTAACATCTGTCCCGACTTGATCTTGGGGAAGTACCATTTTACTTCTGTGTAGATGTCCACCACGTCTATGGGCATGAATTCAGGTTTGGTGCTGGATAACGGATTGAATGTGAAAGCGTCAAAACCTCTGTCGTTGAGACTGGTTATCGGTAACACATGCATCTCTGACTGTCCGGCCTCGCCTATCAGCATCTTCCAATCTAACGGCATCTTGATCTTGTGATCACCGATCTCCAACACCGCCGCGGGTGCGTTGAAACTTTCCAGGAATATCAAAGGTATGTAGAAGAAGTCTGGGTTGTTAGGATCAGAATTGTCTAGCACTGCGAACCTCAATTTCTCATCCACCCATTCTGGGATCTTCTCTAATTTGTATGTCCTGTCATCAAGTGTAAGGATTTTCATAATCTATCTTTTCTATATTATACGGGTAATTGGCCTCTTTGTAAAACTTTTTCCTCGCCCCTAGGTGTCTTTTCGCGAACTTGCAACTGCTGGTAATGTCCCAGATCTGCACACTGTCCTTGTCCTCTGCCTTCCTGATCCCACGTCCTATTGACTGTATCACCCTCACGAATGACTTGCCTGGTTCTATGAGAACAAGATTAAAAATCCTAGGAATATTAATGCCAACAGCGGCAACTCCATATGTGGCAATAATAACCTTATTTGTCGCAGTAGATATTTCATCATATTGCTCCTTCCTGTCTATGTTTTTGGTTGCTCCGGACACGAACACAGCGTCCTTGATTTTCTTTTCGAGTATCTCACCGGCGGATATCCTGTCCACCAGTATCAGTGTGTTGCCCGATGTGGCTATGCTTTCAATGGTCTGTGCCACCCATGTCATTCTAGTTTGATCTGTTGTGAGCCATTTAAGTTCCTCCCCGTAGGTCTTGAACTGTGGGTGATCCTGTGTCTGTAGTACATTGACGTGGCAATTGGCCAACACTCCCTTGTCCTGTAGTTCACTGGCCTGTATCCTGTTGGCCACTTCGCCTATGCTACATTTCAATCCCATGAATTCGTAGTCC